GAACATACACAGCGTGTCATTGAAGCTAACAGAGTGTGGAGTAGTGCCATTGCCAGTTGGTATTACGATGCAGGCACAACAGGTTGTGGCTTTCATGCCACATACGGTATAGCCACTTTCATTGTACCGTGTGGTGGTCAAGTGATACTACGTGGACCTGGTGGTGAAGTTACTGCAACACGTGACGATTCAGGACCGTACATATCAGGTCGCACGTTTGACCTTGATCCTGTTACTAAAGCTGCACTCGGTTGTGGCGACTTGTGTGACGTACAGTATTCGATTCCCTGATTCCCGCATCTGACAGTAATTAGGCGGGCATGGTAACCTTCCACCCGTGTCCCACGGTAAGTCACAAAAGGAAGTAATAGTGTTAGTGTTTGATCCGGGTGCATCAACTGGTTTCGCCGCGTTCACTAGTAAAGGAGAGTTACTAGCAACTGCTGTACTGTCGCTAGACGAGTTAGAAGAACTAGTTGACATGTGCCAGTACGCAAAGAATACGGAGGTTGTTATTGAAGCAAGTCCGAAGTGGAGTCACAACAGTCCAGTAACCAGAATTGCAGAAGCAATGTTAGTAAGTGCATTCCCTTCTGCAATACTAATACCGCCAACGCGCTGGAAAAGCCATCCTGCATCACATGTCAAGTTGGACAAAGGGTTGACCATACATGAACGTGACGCAGTAAGGCTTGGAATGTGGTACTTGGCTAAGGAGAGAAAATGAAGCGCACTAAGGAACTGTCACCACTAGAACGTACACAAGAAGTGTTAGACATTAGTGCAACTGAACGTGCAACGTTCAAGTTGTGTAGACGCAAATGGGATCTGGAGGTACTACAAAATCTCACACCAAAGACACCACCAACATTCACTTACGAATTTGGTACAGGTATACATCGCGCACTTGAAACATACTACTTCAATGTCGCAAACATACCGGCATACCCTGACACAGAAGAGACATACCGACGACCACTTGAGAGTGCACTCATGGAGTGGGACTCATGGTATGCAGAAACGGAAGCAGCACTTGACAGTGACAAGACACTGGACTCCACAACAAGAGAACTAGTTGGTGACAACCTGGTTGCACTAGGTGATCTAGGTGAAACGATACTCAGGAACTATCATCAATTCTCAGAAGGTGAAGACAACTTCACTGTACATGCTGTTGAAGGTCACATTACACCAGCGGGTCAGTCATGGCTAAAGAAGCATTGGGAGGATAGGGAGTTTGTAAGCAGTGTCGCTAAGAATGGTGTCACTTACTACAAGCCAGCAAGACGGTTGCTGATACCGATTATCGACCCTAACACAAACGCACCAGTAAAAGGTAACCCTGTACTGAGTGTACGGATCGACTTACTAGTCAACCGTGTTGATCCTGGTATGAAAGGCTTGTGGATATATGACCACAAGACAACTGACCGTGCACCATCAGATCGTGGATTGGACTTTGACGATCAAGTAACGAGTTACTGTTATGCAGTGTACAGATGGCTTGGTGTCATGCCACGTGGTTTCTGTGAGAACTACCTGATGAAACAAGCACCAAAGGAACCGCGCATACTTACGGATGGTAAGCTCTCGACTGCAAAGGATCAACTCACTACTGCTGAACAGTACCATGCGGTAATGGTCGAACAGGGACTGACACACAAAGATGGCACTCCTAACTCACGTAAACATGCTGAGTGCCTAGAGGCACTAGAGTCACATGGTTGGGATAGGTTCTTTGTACGTCACTATGTCGGACGTAACAAGCATGAACTGATGAACTTTGAACGCAGGCTGTTTGAAGAGTGGCAGGACATGGTTGATTGTGCACATGGTGCATTAGAGCTATATCCAAACATGTCAAAGTTCCATTGTCCCATGTGCAGAGTCTCTTCTATCTGTCATGCAATGAATGATGGCTCAGACTGGCAGGTAGTAATGGAGACACGGTATATGCAGGCACCGGATCGAAAGGCTCAGTATTGACACTGCAAGTGTTCTCACCATCTGCATTGAAGTATGCCAAGTGCCTGTTCTTCGCTCCTGCTGGCCATGGCAAGACTCACTTGCTAGGTACTGCACAAGAAGACGAACGTACTTATCCTATGTGTTTTCTTGATTGGGAAGCTGGCACTGAGTCACTGGACGGACTAGACATTGACGTGTTTCCACTTAGGTCATGGCAGGATGCCAATGAAGTAATTGAGTGTTTGGAGTACGGAGAGAAAGTGAAACTGAACGGTAAGTCAATCGACTTTCGGGAGTACCGTTCAGTTGGTGTTGACTCAATCAGTGAGTGGAACAGATGGGCGCAACTTGACATGCTACGGAAAGAAGAGAAGCAGCGTAAAGATCCTGACCTGATTGAACTGAAAGATTACAACAGAACAGGAGTGCAACTACGCAGAGTCCTTAGACGGTTGCGGGATCTTGAGTTACATGTATTTCTCTCAGCACATGCTAAGACAGTTGAGGAACCTAGGCTTGGGCGTGTAACAGTTCCCGACATGTCAGGTCAACTGTCAGAAGAGATAGCCGGTCTGGTGTCAGTGGTCGGTTACCTCGCACTGACTGAAGGTGAAGAGGGTGAAACAGAGAGAATGATGTTGCTTCAGGGTTACCCAAAATATCGAACTAAGGTGAGAACACCATGGAACAGAAAAGCTCCGGGCGAAGTAATGCAACCCGACATAACAGAGATACTGGATGTGTTGGGTTACAACTAACTGATGATGATTGGGATGACATCATCGAAGCTGCCGAACGTATCGCCACTGGACATGGTAAGCGCGTTGATGGTGCAGGATGGAAAGTGTACATGGTGCACAACGTAGTGCGTATCGACATTGTAACTAAGGAGAGTAACTGATGGCTTTCTATCGAGTGAACTTTGGTGACATTGAATCGTTTGAACCTGTACCTGCTGGTGAGTACGGTGTCGAAATTGAGAAGGTGGAAGTCAGAGAGAACAAAGCCAAAGATGGACTGTACCTGAATTGGGAAATGACAATCATTGATGGTGACTTCGAGAATCGCAAGCTGTGGCTAATCACCTCACTGAAAGATACTGCACTGTTCAGGCTGAAGTCCATCTTTGAAGGATTGCAAGTTATTGATGGTAGTGAAGACCTGGAACTGGAATATGACGATGACATTGATCCAGGTAATAAAGAAGGTCCACTACTACTCGATCCAAACCTGGAAGGTATGGAGTGCATAGCAGTAGTGCAGAATGAAATGTATGAGGGTAAGGAACAGAACAGAGTACGTGACTTGTTTGTGGAACGCCCACGTAAGAAGTCAAAGGTGAAGTCAAGTCAACCACGTGACACAAATGGTAGGCGTGAACGTGCCACACGTGAACGTGACGATGACTATGAGGATGAACGTCCACCGCGCAGGCAGTCACAGTCAAGGTCAAGCTCTCCACGCCGAAGGATTAGATGAAAACAATTGAGGTAACTGTGTGGGTTTGCCCGCGTTGTGGTAACTATTACGGTGCCACAAGTGCGGGCAACCTGCACAAGTTCTGGAACCGTGACATGAAAGGTTTTCCTACTCACCGTAGATCACAGTGTCCTAACTGTAAGATTCCACGTAAACCTCATACTGCCAATATAGAGATACCGAACGAATGAAACAGAGAACCAGTACAGCCACTCACCTGTCACCTTGCAGAGATTGTATGAACCAGGCAATTATCTGTGACCGTATTGTCGGCAGGACACGTACTGTACTGGTTCTCGATTACCCAACCAACCTAGAAGCCAGCCGTGGACAGTTACTTCAAGGTGATACTGGCAAGCTAGTACGTGCCACACTGAAAGCATTTGACATTGACATTAGGGATATCCATGTTATCACTGCACTCAACTGTAAACCTAATACGTCCAGACCGAAAGAGTTACGAGAGTCAATGGAACGTTGCCGAGCTAGGTTACTGCGAGAGTTGCGGACACTCAATGCTGACAAGGTACTTTGTTGTGGGACCATCGGATACGCAGCACTCACAAGTACCGACAAAATTCCACGTATGGAAAAAGTGCACAGTAAGTGGATGTCAGTGTACGGGATGCAACTGATTGGCACTTACTCACCAACACGTGTCATCATGGACACTGAGTTGTTTCGTGACTTCTACAGGTCATTCGAGAAGTTCTTTACCACTGACGGTAGGGAACCGTGGCCGAACATTCAGTACACCATTCCAGTTGACAGTGGCGAACTGTACGATGCAATGCTGGACATAGGTGCGTTCACTGACCAACAGTTGTCATGTGACATAGAGACAACTGGATTCTCACCATTCGAGAATGACATACTTGCTATCGGGTTCGGTTCGATCATTCCTGACTTTGACAACCTACAGTTACCAAGCACCAAAGGTGAGGTTGTCATCGTCACTCAGGACTTACTTTCCGTAAGCCACACATGGCAGATCATTGCTGATCAGTTACAGTACGGTCGCACTTCATTCCACAATGGTAAGTTCGATCTGAAGTTCATCATTCAAGGTCTGTTGAAGTTCGGCATTGATTACCAGTTCAATAACATTGATGACACGTTGCTACTGAACTACTGCTTAGATGAAAGACCATGGGGGCGATACGGTGCACACTCACTGAAGAACATTTCACGTGTCAGGTATGACGCACCTGACTATGACATCAACGTTGGTAAGTGGTTAGCTGAATACAAGAAAGCTACACTCGAACGCCAACAGGAAATGCTAGCTGAGCTTTACAACTACTTAGCACTTGATTGTTACTATACAGCCAGGCTTGCATATGACTTACGGAAAGATGTTACAGAAGAAGGTGAGAGTTTACTTGAACTGTATGAATGGCTACTCATACCAGCTTCGCTTGCACTGACAGAGATTGAACTACGTGGTTGTAAGTTGGATCGTAACTACCTGGAAGGAATGAGGGAGAAACTGACACATGACTTGGAAGTCTCTACTCAGAAGATACGAGAGTATGTGGAGAATCCCGAATTCAATCCTGGTTCAGTCAAGCAGACACATACTCTCTTGTATAAAACACTTGGACTGCCAGTTACTAAGACTGAGCGTAAAGGGAAGTTACAAGAAGGACCAACCTCCCAACCAGTTATGCGAATACTCAGAAGCAGATATCCGGAGCATAGAGAGTTACTTGACGAGATTATCAAGTGGCGAGGTATCAAGAAGACACTTGGCACTTACGTCTATGGGTTACTTGATCGAATGGAACAAGACGGTAGGGTACGTAGTGACTTTCTCCTACATGGAACTAGCACCGGACGTATCTCATCAGTCAATCCGAACCTTCAGAATATTTCAGTTGAATCCCATACTGGATTTGACATCAGAACAGCTTTCATACCTGAAGATGATGAGTGGCTATTTATCGAGTCGGATTACAGCCAGCTAGAACTAAGAGTTGCTGCACACTTGACAGGTGATAGTAACTTCATACAGGCATACATTGATGGTAGAGACTTGCACAAGGATGCATCACTAGCCATCTTCCAGAAGAATGACATTACTGATTACGAACGTGTCATGTCAAAGAACATGGTGTTTGGTGCCATGTATGATCGCGGTGCACCATCACTTGCGTTCGGACCTGAAATGGATTACCTGGAGAATGAACTAGGTGGTAAGCGTTGGACACTGAAAGAAGTGGAGACTTTCTTCAAACGTTTCTTTGAACGCTACCCACAACTGGCAGAGTGGCAAGCTGAACAGAAACGCGCAGTGTACCGTGAACAGGTACTAGAAACTGAACTTGGAAGATTGCGCAGGTTCCCACTTATTACTGACAGAGACAATGGTGCAGTAGGTAGACAAGGTATCAACACTCCTATTCAGTCACTGGCAAGTGACATCACGCTTGACGCACTGATACGCATTCACACTAGGTTGAAG